CACTTGTTGTCGAAAAGTATATAATCAGCAGCCATTCCGCCTAATCGTGCTAGTTTTGTGATCCACCCATCAGTGGGTTCCGTAGTTGCCTCCAATTCTAAGTGTGTTAAATTGTCATTGGCATAACCTCGTTGTTCAAAGTTTATGATACCGGTAAACGGTTCGTTAAACGTAATTGCAGTTTGTCCGTTTCCATCATCTGCTGTTACAAAGTTGACTGAGCTACCTGGCACTAACGTTGGTGGATTATGTGTACCAATTGCGCCTAATATATTATTGTAATTGGCTGGGACCCTTAAGGTCTCTGATACATCCGGCTCCTGTTTGTGAAAAGCTGGTACCATCAGGGTAACGTCGTAGGTCACCCAAACCTCACCATAGGACTTGGTGACTGGTTCTGGTACATCCGTTAGTGCTACGAACACCGTGCCAACATCATAGAGTTTTAAATCTTCAGTGAAACCCGCTCGTGTCGAGTGTCTGACAAACAAATGATCATCATAACTCAACTCTTTTCGATTCAATGGCATGGAAGACTTCATCCACACGGCCGAACGAGTAGCACCTAAACTGTTGAGCATACTGCTCTTAGATATCGGTGGCTCGTCAGCGGGGTCATAGTCAACCTGCATAATCACAGCTCCACTCTCCAATGTGCTAACAAATGGTTCATAAGAAATTGTCATGCTATTTACACAGTAACGTTCATATCCATTAGCAAGTTTTGACAGCCACGGAAACATTTCTGTGTCTCCTGCATTAATGCCAAGCTCCAAAACTCCATTTTGAATTGTGTAATCTGACGTAATATTCTTAATGAATTCACGGTGTCGAACTCGTGTTGCTCCAGCTCCTGCTGGTGTTGTCTGGGGCCTGCCCCCAGACGTTCTCAATCCTGTTGCTACAGGTGTAGAAACTCGTTGAGATCTATTTGTGTTTCTTTTATTTCTTGTGTTTCTAGTAAGGCTAAAATTTAACAAGCAAAGATACCTTAGTCTATTGCTCGCGATTACCCTCCAGCCCAAACCTACTGCTATTTCTCAATAGCTTGAAGGCGGCACTCGGGCTGGCCCCCTGCGCTAAATAGCGCTCCGCCTTTCGTGTTAGGCGTTTAGATGTTGCTAAGGGTACATTGCAACTTCTATCCGTAATCGCTAACACCAGGACATTAATGCCCATGTGCGCTCAACCTCGTAAGGTCCAAACGTCTTCCTATTTGGCTAATCTACCTCATCACGGTGGGTTGCCGGGTTTTCCAATACTCCCAGTTTTCCTTCTGGGGGACTACCAAGCCGTCTCTGGCTCCTTTTTCTCTTGGTGTTGCCCAAGTGTCGCTGAGTTCACGACAAACGCTTACATTTCTGCTCTGGTTCAACTAAATACTGAACAGAATCAATGTATCTTTCCGGATCAATTACAGGTTTGGACCATAAAGGGTCTGGTAAGCACTGGTAATAGTTCTCAACCAGCTTTTGCTCCGACGGTGTAATGTCGAACGCAAAATAAAAGCTAATCCTCTCCTTCATAGTCGGTTCCCGTTGCTTGTGAGTCATACCATCTATCAGATGTTGGCGATACTTATAATAATAATCGCCCATACGAGGAATCCATGGTGTGGCTCCTCTGCCCATCCAGGTATAAAATTGTTGGAAAATAGGCAATCCGCTCGACATGGCTAAACCACATCCTGATACCGCGCCCAACTGTTTGCGATACACTTTCGTGGATCTCAACAGTGTTGTTGAAATCACAGCGCTATACAGTCTTTTAGTGGGCCGTGGTGTTAGCACATACCCTAATTCCTCATTAAATACCGGACGAGCCTGACAGAATTCAACCTCCTCTAGTGTTTGATACACTCCGTCGAATTCCATGGTAATACCCATTCGCAAAAACCAATCCTTCAATCCACTGGTGAACGCTTTCAAGCGCCTTTTCTCCATAATAATGACACAGTCGTCGCCATCATTTAGGAGGGAAATTTTGCCCAACATATTCTTTTCCTTAAAATATGAATACATTAAACTGCACATGAT